ATTTACCTCTTGAATTATTAATTGATTCATGTCAAGATTCTTTTTTGTAAGTTTACCACTAAACCCAGAGATAGAACCTGTAACGGTTTCTCCTAGAGTAAATGCTCCATCTGAAACATTAGGTACTGATCCAGCTAAACTATCTTCAAATTTAGTTATAATACCATCCGTGTTTCGTACAATAGATGGATTAGTTGTGATAGCATATCCTTCATATTCTGTTTCCATATAATCAAATAAATCTTCTTGACTCATCGGCCACGCACGCATACCATCATGTAATATATCATTTATAATAAAGAAAGTCCAATAGTAATTTGGATTATCATATAGTCTTTGTGAAACTATATCTGGTCTTTCCCCGTTTATAATTTCGTAAAATGTATATGCAGAAGTATTATCTATAAATTCCTGTAAAGGTCTTACGCTTCGATATATGTTAACTACATTTGTTATAACCCCGTTTCTTTCGAAGTCATATTGTACTTTAGGAAACTGTTTAAAAAATGCCATAATTTACCCCTATGAAGATTTACCAGCTGAAGAATCTGCCTGATAAGATCCTGGTCTACTATAATCATAACTTGGATCTGATTCTGAAGCACTCTCTGTATATACGTCGTGCCTTGTAAGTTGTTTTGTTTCTGAAAAGCTTAATGATAATTCTATTGCTGTTGGTTGTCCATCTATAAAGAATGAATTACTTTCCGGATTCATTGTTGCTCCAACACCGGTTAAATAACAATCGTGAATCATTGGCATGTATTTGTTTTCTTCTTCACCAATAAAGAATTGTATTTTAAATTTAGGTGGATACTTCAAAGAGAATAAACCTTCCTTCTTAGGATATAGGTATTTTCTAAAGAAGTTTTCTATACGTCTAGAATCTTCTGCTTCTTCTTTTGATTCAGGTACCATTTTAAATGTAAATTCAAATTCCCTTAATGCTACACCTTCGAATGCTAATGCTGTTTGTGGGTTAAATGCTACACCTTTTTGCATTGCTGCTTTTGCGCTCAGACCACCAACATCACCAGTTATACCTTCAATAGCTTTTAAACTCATAACTGTAGCATCTGCAGTTCCCATACCTTCAAGGGATGATTTCCCTGAATTTAAATTAGCTTTTACACTATTAGCAGCTGTTAATGCTCCTAAATCTACACCAGTATATGAAGCACCGTCTTTCACAGCAAAGCTTGATGGAATGAATAAATGAATTCTGTCTAATTCAGTTGGGTCTGGTTTATGCTCACCAGTAAGAGAAAAACCAATGTGTGGCTTCCCGTTATCCGCATCTAAACGTAATGATCTTGGGAAAGTTAATATTGAAGCCATATAAATACCTGTATAAAATTATTAATTATAGGTTTATTTATATGAGTTACAAAGGCAAATACACAATTAAAAACAAATCTAAATATGCAGGGGATTCTAATAAGGTTGTATATCGATCTTTATGGGAAAGACAAGCATTTAGATGGTGCGAAGATAACCCAAACATCCGATTTTGGAATAGTGAAGAAGTAGTTATACCTTATAAGTATCAGGTCGATGGAAGATTACACAGGTATTATGTTGATTTATTAATAGAAATGAAGAATGGTGATGTATATCTTGTTGAAATTAAACCTAAAAAAGATACAGTTCCACCGAAAACCAAAAGAAAGACAAAGAAACATCTAAGAGAAGTAACAACCTTTATTAAAAATACAGATAAATGGAATGCTGCTAATCAATTTGCTGAAAAGAAAGGGTGGAAGTTCCAAGTATGGACAGAAGATACTTTAAAGAATTTAGGGATCAAACTACTAACTGGAAAGCATAAATAGTACTATGGCAAGTTTATTTGATACCCTACAAGCTCAAGCGTTCCGTGCAGGTGTCACGGCTAGAACGAATGCTAGTAAAAAATGGTTTCAAGCTAACGTTAAGAAATTAGGACAGGTCAATCGTACATCTTTATTGAAAGATGATGCTTTAGAACCAACAGCAAGAAATATCGCTGGTAATATGTACATGTATTTTTACGATCCAAAGTATAAAGATACATTGCCTTATTACGACAGGTTTCCATTAACTATAATGGTTGAACCTGCAAAAGGTGGATTCTATGGATTAAATCTACATTATCTAAAACCAACAATACGTGCAGCATTCTTAGACGAACTAATGAAAACAGCGCCACAAAAGATTACAGATAAGAGTAGAATTAGAGCAAGATATAAATTGTTAGCAAGTAGTAAAAAATATAAAGAGTTTAAACCTTGTTTTAAACATTATTTAACAGAACATATTAAGTCTAAATTAGTTAGAGTTCCTATGTCAGAATGGGAAGTAGCTATATTCTTACCAACAGAACAATTTAAGAAGAAAGGCAAAGCAGCAATTTGGGCTGATTCGAATAAAATAGCCAGGAGCTAAGAATGAATATAGAGAACTTAAAATCGACAATATCAAAGAAAGGTGGATTAGCCCCGGTAAATAGATTCAATGTTATATTTGCACCACCTGCAGTTTCTTTGTTAAACCTAAATGTAGAAAATATAATCGGGTCAGTTATTTCAGGTAACTTTAATGCTGGTAATTTATTAAACGATCCAAGAGATATATCCATACTCTGTAAATCAGTTACATTACCAGGAAGAACACTTTCTACATTCGAACACGACCACGACAGACAACAAAACAAATACCCATATACATTTATTGATGAGGATGTAACAATGACATTCCATCTAACAAATGATTATTATATGAGAAATATGCTTGAGCAATGGCAGTCAGGCATATTTAATACCGAATCATATGTCACAGGATTTAAAAATGATTATTCTGTGGACGTGATAATCCAGCAATTGAACCAGAAGAATATTCCGGTCTATGGAGTTAAATTAGAAAAGGCTTATCCTGTTTCTTATGCATCCATTACACTAGATAATTCCCAGGAAAATGCTGTAAATGAAATGAGCGTAACTTTTGCTTACAATAAATTTGTACCTGAAGGACCATTAAGTTCTACAGGATCAGTAATAAGAAGCGCAATTGATAGTATACTATAGGAGATAAAATATTATGGCTTTGCCAGTAGTGAAAGGCTCTCGGTATAAGACAATATTACCGTCAACCGGAGCCGAAATTGAATACAGACCTTATAATGTAGGGGAAGAAAAGCTATTAATGGTAGCTTTAGAATCGAAAGATCAAAAGATGATTATTCGAACATTGAAAGATGTTATGGAAGGATGCATATTTGATAAAGTAGATTTTAGTAGATTTACCGTTTTTGACTTTGAGAAATTATTCTTAGCTTTACGTGCTAAGTCTGTAGGTGAGATCGTTGATTTAGAACTTAAGTGTCAGGATACAGAGTGCAATTCCGTTACTCCAGTATCTGTAAACTTAGAAGAAATAAATCTATCGGATCTTCCAGAAAGTAACACTATTATCATAGATAATGATATAGGCGTTACGCTTAGATATCCTGGAATTCAGGATGTAGAAAAATATGATGAAGAACACCTTGCAAAAACAGAAGGTGCATTTGATATGGTTATTGATTGTATTGATACAATATTTGATGAAGAAGGTGTTTATAATTGTAAAGATGAACCAAGAGAATCAGTTGAAGCTTTTTTGAATAATTTAAGTTCAGGACAGTTTAAAAAGATTTCTTCTTTCTTTGAAAAGATACCAACTTTAACTCATGATATAGAGTATAAATGTATTAAGTGTGGTAAAGAAAACGAAATAGAACTAAAGGGTCTACAAAGTTTTTTTACCTAGGCCTCTCGCATGATAGTCTTGTAAATCATTATAGGACTAATTTTGCAATGATGCAACACCACGGTTACTCGTTAACCGAACTTGAGGGTATGGTGCCATGGGAGAGGGAAATTTATATTGCTCTTCTGCAGGATCATATCCAGAAGGAGAACGAAAGAGTGCAACAGCAAAATGCAAAAATGAGGAAATAGAAATGAATCAACCAACAGGACAGTTTCATGGTGACATGGACAGAAATGAAGTTGAAATAGATCTTAAAAAGTTTATGGCCATGGTCACCGAGATTGGTGAATTGAAACAAGAAATATTTGAATTAACAACAAATGATAGAAAAAACCCATGGCAAAAATGGGTGTTTGCAGCTAAGACATTAGACGCATGGAGAATTATACCAAGAGCATTCTTAGGTATTTACATGTATCTTTTATATTACGCTACATTCTGGTTTATGGAATTACCAGAACCAACATTAGAACAATCTGGTCTTATCAGTATCTTAGTAGGTGCAGGTGCGGCATGGTTTGGTCTATATGTAAATTCAGCAGCTAAAGAACACGGGGATAGTAATCCTAACTAAGAGAAAGTAAATGGCAGACGACGATAAAAAGAATCCGGCACCACCACAAAAGCCGATAGCAGAAAGAAAAGAAA